ATAAAAATACACTAAAAACATTGTTTTGTCAATCACAAATTAAAAAAACTTTTTGCATAGTGCTGAAAACCGCATAAATACGTGGTTTCTTGGACTTTTAAAAAAGAAAATGCATAGTTGATTGATGCTTGCTTGTCATTTGCCTGTCATTTGCCTGCGATACAACTATGCAAAAAGTCTTGAAAACCGCATAAATACGTGGTTTCTTGCCTGCGATTTGCCTGCGATTGTGGTTGTCACGTTGCTTGTTATACATTATAAAAGGAGGAGTATCATGAAAAAATCATGCAAATTATTAACTGTGTTTTTACTTGCTGTCACACTGGGCGTTTTTGGAAATTTAAATACAGTAAAAGCAAAATCTAAAATTAAGATTTCTAAATCAAAAATTACACTTACTGTTAGACAATCCAAAACATTAAAGGTAAAAGGCACAAAGAAAAAACCTAAATGGTCAAGTAGTAAAAAATCAGTTGCAACAGTTTCTAAAAAAGGAAAAGTCGTTGCTAAAAAGGCAGGACGTGCTACTATCACAGCAAAAATTGGAAAGAAAAAATATAAATGCAAAGTAACTGTGAAGAATAAAAAGAAAACTCAGAATACAGCAAAACCAACCACAACAGTTCCTGCTAATCCTTTAGGTAGCAGAACAAATCCTTATAACCCAAAAAACGGTGTTACAATAAATAATTATGGTTCTGTATATTATTTTAAATTAAACGAAGTACGCAAAGGAAACGATGCTATAAATTTATTGAAATCATTCGGGAAATGGGGAGAATTTGAACAGGAAGAACTATCTAACAATCCTAACACAAACCTTGTGCTTTTCACGTTTGATGTATCTGCGATCAGCGGATATGACAAGTATTTTTTAGATGGTTCTGATATATTGAATCCATATTGTTTCTATAATTCATCAGCCACACAAAACTTAGGTGGCGTATCTGCCATTTATATTGATTGGGAATACGACCGTTCAGAAATTAAATTATATAACGGTGGTAGCAGTAAGATGTATGCAGCATTTTTAATTCCAAATAACGTTGCATCTTTCACTTATAGTAACAATGGTTACTGGACAAAATATGACTTTTAAACAATAAAAAAGGACCGTACCCACGTCCAAATAGGTACAGTCCAAAGCACTATCTAAAATATAAATACAAGGTAGTTATCATACAAGATAGTACAGCCAAACACCTATATTGTATCATGACTACATCAGTTATGCAAGAACGCAAAAAAGCCACCGTGAACGCTTGAGAAAAAACACGGTAGCTTCTTTGTGATAACATCGTTGGATTATAATATAAAATTTTAATATAGAAAGTTCATTTATATTGTATCATATCTATATTGTTTTGCAACAGCAAAAAAATCCACTCTTGCATGGCTGTTATTTTTGTACCAATTTTGTGATTTAAATTATTAAAAAGGAGTGATACAATGGCAACAGCTAAATTTAAAAAAGGTAAAGACGGTTACTATTCTACTAACGTGTGGGATGGCACATACAGGGATAACGGTAAAAAGAAATATAAACACCTGCGGTCCAAGAAAAGCTCAAAAGATTTAGAAAGAATCGTAAAGGAGTTTGAGCAACTAAGGGACCAACGGCAGGCAATGATTGACTCTGATATACTATTTATTGATTATGCCAGACAATGGAAAGTCTTATATAAAGAATCTAACAGAGCTAACAATACAAATAAAATGTACGACAATGTAATTAACGTCCATTTTAACGGCATTAAATACGTTAAGCTACAAGATATACAGCGTAGCCACTTACAATTGATTCTGAACGATGCTAAAGGCAAACCACGGACACAACAACAAATAGTCATGACATTTAAGCAGGTCCTGCACTCTGCTGTTTGCGATCGCATTTATTCCGCACAATCATTTGCAGATATATTTGACAACTTTGAATCTATAAGTTACAAAGCAAAAGAAAAACGTCCATTGACACCAGACGAACAGAAAGCCGTTTTTAAGGCAGATTTTAACTTTATGGATAAAATATATGTCTATATCATTTATGGCTGCGGATTGCGGTGTGGAGAAGCCTTAGCACTAACAGAAGCGGACTTTAATCTAGAAACAAGAGAAGTATCTATTGACAAATCACACGACATATCAGACAACATACCAAAGAAAAAATCAGTAAAAAACATACAGAACGGAGAAAGAACACTTCCACTGCCAGATAACGTATTCGACACAATCTCTAATTACATAAAACAACTTAGAAAAGATGGCAGGAAATACTTATTCATAAATCGTAATTACAAACCTATGACAAAATCTGGTTTCCGCAGAATGTGGGGCAGGATTATAAAAGCAATGCAGGAAGTCAGCGAAAGTCCTATTGAGGATTTAACAAGTCATATCTTCCGTCACAACTATTGTACAAACTTATGCTACCAATTCCCTAAGATTAGCATAAAAATGATTGCAAGGCTTGTAGGGGATTCTGAAAAGGTCGTTCTGGAAGTATATAATCACTTAATGTTAGAAAAAGAAGATAGTATATCCGCTGTAAATGATGCCTTAAATTTGGAACAAAAAGTGGAACAGCCTATGGAACGAAAAATGGAACAAACAGAAGAAAAGGCTTCATAGGATTTTTAAGAAATTTCTGGAACAAAAATGGAACATGGAACACGCATGGAACAAATACTTCCCTAAACTTTAGATACTTTCGATTACTTTTAAGAGTATGATTTTTAGACAGGTCATACCCTTAAAAACCGCATAAATACAAGAAAAGCACGGTATTTAGCCATTTGGCAACCGTGCTTTTTTAAAGTGAGCGTGCGGGGATTCGAACCCCGGACAACTTGATTAAAAGTCAAGGAATCAAATCTATGTTAAACCGCATAAACTCTATTGTTCTCAATTTTGGTTGGAACGAAAATGGAACATTCTCGCTTCAACGTTGTTTATAATATCACATCATTTTCGACAATGCAACTACTTTTTTCTATTTTTTTTCAGAGCTGTGCAAGTTTTCTTTCCTGCGTAACTTCCTGTTGTCTTCCAACCCAACTGTTTCCAATACTTCTGTAGTGCTTTGTATGTCTTAGTTCCCCAGATACCATCTACAGACAGCGGATGATTATTTGCATATGTACAGTTTGCGTTTAGCTTCTTCTGTAACCACTTGATCGCATTCTTGGAAGAGTTCTTTTTTACAACGCTGTATGATACTTTTACGTTATCATATTTAGGTCGTCCATATCCTGCGATACGACTATTGCCTAAAGCATAAGACTTCTTGCATACAGCACCACCGTTTGGTACAATGGCTGTTCCATTAGAGGTGTTGCCCTCGATTGTGAACACCATCTCATCAGTTACTGCATACACAATCCCAGTGTGGCAGATTCTTTGAGAGTTCTTGAAGAAAATCTGGTCTCCAATCCGTGGTGTTTTATGCCACTGGTCATTGTCTTTGAATTTTTGTGCTGATGTTGGAGTGTATGCACTAAAGCCATGTAAGAGTTTTTTTGCTACATCCCTGCCGTATGCCTGCACCATACACCAATCCACGAACATGTCACACCAATAGGCATCTGGTCCGTTAATGCCAAAGTATGCTCCGTACTTAGTGTAGTTGTTGCTACCTGCGTTTTTTGTCTTACTGTTTAGATTCTTCTTGCTTTTCTTCTCTAAGTATCCGACTTCTCCTTTTGCTACTGTAAGAAGCTTGTCTACCGTATGTGCCATATTAGTCCTCCTTATATTCGATTACCTCAGCAATATCCGTCTTGTTTTTTGCAAGCTCGCTATCCCCGATTCCCTTTGTTGTTGGGTCCACCAATACCCCGACAGCCACTAAGATATTAAGGATGATACCTACAAGCTGTGATACTTCATCCTGTGCGATTGGTGCTGTGATACCTAAGATTCCTAGAATCTGATAGATAAATGCAATTAAGGAAGAAGCCAATGCTACTAATGTTGCTTTATTCTTGAAACGTAATTTGAGATTCATAATTTCTCCTTTCTTTTTATGGGAATATATGTTAATATGTATTTGAAGATTTTTCATACTTAATCTTCAATTTTATACTTTCCCCCTACAGTTTGTAGGGGGGTTTTTTATACTTGATAAAACTTCTTTTGATTAACTAAATACTTCTTAATTTTGCTTCTACGTATGGTACGTAAAATTTTTCATAACCTTCTTTTGTTGGATGTGTACCATCATTATTAGCTGTATATTTGAGATAACTTGATATAGCTGTATTGAAACAACTTATGTTGTATAGGTCACAATATGGCATACTGTATTTTTTCAACACGCTCTCAATAGCATCGTGTACTTCTGTCATTGTGTGCGAACCATTATTATAATCATTTATTTTTGTATATGGCGTATCTTTAATTTTGTGAGAAAACACAAAAAGAATCTTTTTTCCTTCATATCTTTCCAATAGTTTTCGACACATATATTCAGTTCCACCGATTATTCTTGATGTATTTGTTATTTCGCTAGTATAATCATCTGTAAGACTTCCAATAGTTCCTCTATAGATATGATCGTTATATCCACCACCAACAATAATATAATCGGCATCTTCATCCATTGTTTCAATATTATCGCAGATGTGAAATACTGTTTCGTTTGTCCCAGACATAATCGTAGCACCTGATACAGCATAATTTATACAAGTCATGTTGTTTTTTTCTGCAATCATGTCAACATATGATTTGTTACCTTTTGTATCCATGTTGTAGCCTTGTCCTTTTACTATACTGTCTCCCATACATACTATTTTTTTACCATATAAAGGATTATCATTATTTTTGTTCAAAAATTCTTTTACTGTTAGTTGTGATACTTTTGTCAATTTGGGTCCTACAGATGTACTAGTTCCTTGTGCACCATTAATTTTTACATATGCCGTTCTTAATGGTGTTGTCAATTCGATATCTACATAGTTTTTGGCAGTTCCATCCCCACAATCACTACCTAACAATTTATCGTTAGTGTCAAAATATGATATTAATGGATATTTTTTGTTTTGTTGCGAGCGTCCACTCACTTTTATTTTACACAATCCTTCTACCGAAGCTTTCCCCCATCTTGCATACGCAGAAGAGTACAGCTCTCCATCTGTACTAATTGCCTGTCCTTCCGTTATTTCTAATTGTACAACTTCTTCTTTGTATTCTGTTTCTGTATGATTTTTTTCGATTTCTAAATCTTCCTTTAGTGAACCAATTTCCTTTCCAACTATAGCCGAATCCGCAGGCTTATCTGATTGTGTAAGTGTTTTGTCTGTCATACCTGCGACAGTAGTTGCAATATAAGGTGCTACAATCTGCCCCATAATCGCAGACCACGGAACTTTCTTTAAATCATCTTTTCCAACCAGACAATACATATCTTCTGTCGGATTAGGCAACAGCGGTAAATCATTTATCTTTGCCATTCTTTTCTACCTCTTTTCTGCATATTATCTTTTCTCGCTAAATAATAGAACTATGGAATATTGACATATGATGCAGGAACAATCACATTTGCTATTACGACACCGTAAGATGTTGTATTTTTGCATCTTATGTCCACTGTATTGTTATGCATAGTTATGTACCCAGTATTTCCACATGGAGTCCAACTTCCGTCAATGATTTCACAAGGAGTGAAAACTGCATGGTTAAATGTAATACCGTTGGGCAATGTTAATAAAGTTTGATTTACATTCCCGCCTGTCAAACTTTTGCCATACCACATATAAATCATTGCTAGTTGACTATTTATTTTAATGACAAATCCATCAATTCCATAATCTTTGTACTGTAAACTGGAAAAATCACTATTTAACGTAGAAATATCTGACTGTATTTTACTTATTCCTAATTTAGTTTTAATCAGTGACACAATCGTTGACCACTTAACCTTACTGGCGGTGCTTCCACCAGTAAGCATGTAATCATCATCTGATATTGTCTTTTTCTCTGTTAAATCCGATATATGTACTAAAGGTATATTGATTGCCATAACATCACTCCTTAATTCAACTTGTTTTCTCTGACGTAGCTTCTGATAGCATCAATGTGCTTTTTAAGTTCTTTATCTACTACCCAGAAATTTTCTTTTTTATTCTGTGACAATGGTTCTCCTGTGTTATCGTCAATCTCATTGTATGTGTATGATACTCTGTCTCCACCGTCAATATTTAATACCATAAAACTACTCAACTGTTTCATTTAAAATTTCCTCCTGCTCTTTAATTAAATCGCTGATTTCTTCCATATATTCTTTCTCATAGTCAATCACTTCTTCTTTTTCTGAGTTATCGAATTTTTCAAGTCGTTCAAATTCGTAATCTTTCTGAATTGCTTTGATTTCCCACGAAAACTTAAGATTTTCAGTACCTTTTACGGCAAAGTAGCTATCGGTCTTTTCTTCTACCCATAAGTCGCCTTTGCCCTCTTTCTGCAAGAATACTTGGTACTCAACACCTATGTTTACTGTCTCTGAAAATATATCGTCAATGTCTATGTAACATTTTCCTGTATTATCAGTACATCCAGAACCTATATCCCCAAAATATGGGGTTGCTGTTTCGTAACAATACTGCTTTCTTGTATCGTAATTTTCTGTATCTATGATTCTGTTTTTTGTTCCTGCAACAGACAAACTTCCGCCAATAGTAACTGGCTGAAAAAAACTTGATTTTTCTTTTCCAAAATGAAATTTATATTCACTTACCGACCCAAGATAAAGTGATTCATCCGTCATATGCATTGTTATGTCTGTCTGTACTGTAATTGGTCCACTGCTGTTATTTTTTAATACAATCTCATCTGGGGACAAAATCGCACATGCACCAGTTCCATCCTTGTTTTCAGATAAATATATACCACCGAACACGTCTGGTGTTATACACACATATGATATTGGCTTTTCTCCCATGCCTGATATATAATGCGTTACGACTATCCCTTTCGTGTTTATGTCAACAATTTCATTGTCATTTGCATCATAAACGTGCATTTGTCCATTACCGTACGTGTTTGCTTTTCCACCAAGATTTAATGTTCCACCTCTAGCATAAGTAAAGTTGATATACAACTTACCGTCAGACCCACGATAAATACCTTGCCATGCTCCGTCGTTGGTCAGCAGATTGAATATATCTTCGTGAGTCAGTGCATCTACGTCAATGGCTACTGGAATTGTCTCAATATCCAACACCTGTGAAAATCCACCTGCGGCATACATCGTACACCTTAACGCTGTAAGATTTCTTGAGATACCGATACCATTTGAACCGCTTGCTGTGATACCGCTTGAACCACTCGCTAGTACAGAGTACAGTGCGTGAGTAATGTCCGTTTCATCTGAGGATGAAGTATAAACGGTCGTGTATGTATCTCCGTCTGTTGTTTCCTCAATCTTGAATCGGCACTTATAGGCTGTACGTGCTGTTGCTGTACCGTCACGGTAATAACCAGACAATGTAATATAGTTAGGCACGATCGTGTTATCTGCGGACATTTTCACAATGCTTGACGATGTTTCCATGAAATACGTTCTTCCTGCACTTCCTTGATTGCCCTTTTCTCCCTTTTCTCCTTGTGGTCCCTGTGGACCTGTGGCTCCCTTTTCCCCCTGTGGACCAGTAGCACCTGTTTCTCCGGGGATACCACCCTTTAATTTAGCAATATCAAATCGTTTTGTAACAGAATATGTATTAAGGTAATTAGCTGTAATATCTACCCATCCAACATCTGTTGTTAATGCTGTTACAGTGTAGGTGTGTGTTGAGCTGTTCCAAGAGCCTACAACACCACCCGACTTTTGCACATTATAAGTACAGTCGTTTGATATGTCGGTATGACCGTACAATACCTGTGCTGTCGTGTGGCACTCTGGAAATGATGTATATTCTCCCTTATAATCTGTCGTGATTGCTTGATAATCGTTGTCCAGATTGATAATCATTGCACGAGATTTTCTCGCTTCTTCCAGTGCCTTGTTAGCAGTCTCATCATCTGTGTATTTATTAAGCTTCTGCCAGTCGGTTTCCACATAACTTGCACCCTCTCCCCTTGCTACAACGCAAGTAAGGATGTCTCCGTTCTGTCCTTGATTCCACATATCGCCAGTATCATAAGGTGGTGTAGGCTGTGTCAAAAATACACGACATTTACTGTCTGCTGTGGACTGTGCGAAAGATGCTGTCCTTAATGCTTTTGTAACGTCCGTGTCTTGTACTAACTGCCACTTCCATGTGTCGCCATCTTTGAAGAATCTGTAGGCATATCCTTTAGATTTCCAATAAAATAAGTCTCCCTCATGCTTCTTTTTATCATCTTCTGTTGTCCAGTCAGAAGCAGGGATATTTTTTAATGTTGGTTCGTAATCGTAGTAGAACGTCTCAATTTGTCCGTCTATCTGGTTCTGTAGGTCCGCTACACTTTTTGTAACTGTTTCTGCAAAATCTGATACTTTACCATCTGCGTAGTTCTTAGATTCTTTCACAGCATCACTAATTGCTTCTGGTGCTGTTTTGCCACCAATCGTGACGTTATCTCCAGAAATCTTTACAGTACCAGTCTCCATATCTGCATAGAAGATAATATTTCCAGATTTATCTTTGACTGTTAATGCACCAGTGTTGATATAATCTGCATTGATTCCCTCTGTATAAAGCAATCTTGCTACCATTTCCCCAGTGATCGTGAATCCATAAGGATATGTCTTACCGCCATCAATAGAAAATCCAATAACCTCTGCTGTCAATTTGATAACATTCTTTGATTCTTTTATTGTCGGTTTATCATGGAGATAATATATAGTTGAACCATCCAATAGCACTTCCTGTGTTGAATACATTCCGTTACTATTTTTTAATGCTTCTTGCATCTTATCTACAGCATTTTGACGGTTATTTCTTTCCTGCTCAACTAACTGTTTCCCTTGTATGATCGCTTTTTGATTACTTGATGTGTAGTTGCTCTGGTTACGCAATGGAGATTCTGCACTATTCTTTAATGTTGTATATCCGAAGAATACAAAGTTTACATCTGTTAATACAGAATAGAAGCTATTTTCTCTCCAATCTGTAACTTTAATCTTATCCATAAACTCTGCTATTGGATAAGATATATAGTCCATAGTAAAAGCTCTAAAAGTCACATTTCCAAACTTTTCATAAATCCACGAAATAAGTGTCTCTTCATGCCCTGTTACAAGTGGATTCTCTACAGATAAAACATAACCATCTTTACCAACTTGTACCGTTTTTTCTGTGTCACTTGTATTGCCATCATCATCGGTTGTAGTAACCTTTCGTGTCATTCGTACGCCTGTTACCTGCACATCGTTTGTATCACTTGTCAGTTTATTGTAATCAACCAATTTATGAATATCCTCACTATCATAATCAAAATCATAGGTCATTATCTGTAATCGCCCTGTGCGGTCAATTCTTGCATTTCCGCAGGCAATCATTGCAATAAATCCTATAATTTGTCGGTGTGTATACTCACTTGATGGCATGGATGGTATTTGGAAATCGTTATGCAAAAAGTTACTGTCTCCAATCAATATACCGCAGGTATCACAACTATCAATTAATACGCTCTTTGCTGTCGCAGGGAACGTCAATGTTGTGCTGTATGCCTTATCAGCTTTGTACATATCATCGTATCCGACAATAGTTACAACGTTTCCGTAGCCCTCTGGCTGTGTAACTGTAAATGTACCGTATTCAATTTTTTCTGTTGTCTCTGATAATTCAAATGTTAGATACAGTCTTATTTTTGCTCCAAAGAAGTCATAATTGGATAAGTGATCATCGCCATTCATGATTTCTAACTGGACATTACGGCTGAGTGCAACACCTAAAGGAATGGTGTTAGCACCTGCCGCATCGACCAGACTATTGTTATCTATTGAAAAATCATCTTCTCCTAATGGCAGTACAGTTCCATTCGCAAGCGTTACTTCTGCATTGCATTTAAAATCTTGTCGTTCTGTCATTAGCTGTTTAAATTCATCACTTACATTTATCATATCGGGTTAACCCCCTGTGCATTGAACGAAAAACTAGATAATTTCTCTTTGTTTTTCTCCAATGTTTGTATTTTTATGTCCGATACCTGTCCGACATAAAACTTTGCCGTTCTCCATTCATTGTGGTACACGGAAAAATAATGCAAATCAAAAGGTTTTCCTTTTGCTACCATTTGCAGGATTTTTGAAGCTTCTGACATTGGGATATCCGTAGCTGTATACGGGAAACGCTCTACCGTAAACATCGGTGTAAATTTCCCTTTTCCAGACTGTGCCCTTGTTGAACCTTGCGTATACGTGGTTTCGAGTGCTACAGCTATGTCACAATCTGGTTGCCATATTTTCACACCGTTGATTTTTATATAATCTTGTGCCATATTTACTCCTTTCTACGCAAGGCTGAATGGGTTTCTACCGTTACTCATTTGTCTTAGTTTTGCTTCTTCGATAAATTCATCAAACAACGTCCTGCGGTTAATCTGTGCTGTGAAATGATAATCCCCACCATTGTTACCGCTGTTGTCTGATTCTAAAGACTTCATAACAGATAATAGCTGTTCAAGTAAATTGAGTACATCATTGTTGCTGCTATCTGTACTGTGTTGCTTTTGTGCGATCACTGCGGATGCTTTCGCAGGTATTACCGCTCCACTTGCTACATATGGTGCTGTAAATGGTACATTTGCCAACTGTTTAGATTGGTCTAATAATGTATCAATCGTATCTGGGAAAGCTTTTTCAAGACCTACTGTGATACCTGCAGGTATCATCTTACCTACCGTATCTCTCATAAGTCTTGATGGAGAATGGATTCCAAAGAAATCTTTTACTGCGTTCCATGCTTCTTTTGCAAGGTCCATCATTTTATTTACAAGTCTGTATGCATTGTTTCCAACACCTTGAACAATTCCCTTTACAACATTTAGTCCAACGCTTCCCCAGTTCATTTCTGAGAAAACTGTTTTCATCTTTATGATAGCTTCTTTCACTGGACTGTCAGAGTTTCCTGCCATCAAACTTTTTAGCTTTTTCAGCCCGCCAACCATCTTGTCTCTTACATTTTCGACTTTATCAACAACGCCTTGCTTCTTCTCTTCAAATGTGTTCTTGACATTTTCCATGGCATCGCTTGCATGCGTGCCAAAGTTAGATATAACTCCTTTGAATCCGTCAGACACACTATTTTTCACTGCTTCCGCTTTCGCTTTAACAGTTGATAAATTCTGACCACTTAGATTATCTCTAATTTTTGACATTGCGTCATTTCCAAACTGTCTAAACTTTTCAACGACACCGCTTACATTATCTTCAATCCCATGCCTTAATGTACTTGCTGTTGATTTAACAGTTTCAATACCGCCAGAAATCTTTTCTTGCAGTCCGTTGACAATTCCTTGTCCCCATGTTTGAGCATTTTCTGGTAATTTTTCTATTCTTTCTTTGATGCCATCTCTTAAATCTCCTGCTTTTTCTTTCACAGATTCCCAACCTTTTTTGATTGTTTCTCCTGCTTTTCCTATGCCGGATGCAACGGTATCAAATCCACTCTTTAATTTTTCCCATGCACCTTTGGCAAATTCTGCAACCTTTCCTGCGACTGCTTTGACCTTATCCCAGTTTAATACGATAAGTGCAACTCCTGCGACTATCGCAGCAACAATAACTCCTGCCGGAAAAGTGAAAAGTGCAGCTAAGCCACTTAATGCTGTTCCTATCATAGATACAAATGAACCAATCGCAGGTATTAACGTTGTTGCAAGTATTCCCTCTGCACCAAATATAGCTACTAATCCTGTCGAAAGGCCACTTGCGATTGTTCCAATAATTCCACCGCCACCAGATTTTCCAAGTGCTAATATGATATTCGCTAATAAGCTTTTTCCAGTAAGCATTTTAGAAAAGCTTCCTGCCAAATTGATTGCTCCAATCGCTGTACCAAGTGCTAACGCTAATTTTCCTGCTGTTGTACTTGATAAACCAGAAATCAAACCGCCAAGAACATTTTTTATAATTGTGAATACTTGACTAAAGATTGTACCCCAGTCAATATTGTTTAGGAATGTTCCAATTCCTCTTCCAAGTCCATTCCAATCGGTGTTTTGTGCAACACTAGCAAACACACCTAACAGACTTGTCACTGCATCACTTAACGTCTGCCCTGCCGTTGCCCAATCAATTCCTTGAATCATAGCATTAAGACCATTAGTGATGTTCTTTGCAATTCCAGACCAATCCACTGTCTTTACAAACGCTCCTAACGTTGCAAATGCTCCGTTGATTCCTTTTACTAACGTATCGGCAATTGTTGTGAAATTAACTTTATCAAAGATTCCATTAACAAGATTTCCTAGAGATATTCCAAGTTCTTCCCAACCAGTCAACCCAAGATTTCTTTTTCTTGACATATCAGAAACAAATCCGTTAAAGATATTCCATGCAATCATAAATTTGTTCCCAAACAGATTTCCTAAGTTGGTCCAATTTACCTCGTTAACTAATCCGCGGAATCCTACTGAAAATTTAGTTCCGAGATTTTTCCAGTCGATACCCTCAATTAAAAGATTCATTGTATTGACAAGTGTATTAATACCTGCACCTATAGTTCGTCCGAGCAAATCCCAGTCAATGTGATCTACAAGACTATTGAACGTCCGTGTAAATGCATTTACAAAATAAGTTATCTTTGGACCTACATTATTCCAATTGATAGCATCATAGATTTTTTGCAATCCTTTATTGATACCGCTTGCGATATATGCTCCAAGTCCTTCCCAATCTTCGTCCTTAATCAACTTTCGGATTTTATCTGCTATTCCTTTGATAGAACTAGCAATTGGTACTTCTTGGAACATATCCGATGGACTAAGTCCACCACCGCCACCACCTACGCCACCGCCACCGCCGGTACCAGGTGTTGTGTCGGAATCATCTTTGTTCTTTTTCTGGAACTGTCTGATTTCATCAAGACCAGATAGATATGTCTGGTTCTCTTTGTTTGCTTTCTTTGTGGCATTGGCGTTTTTCTTGCTTGCTTTCGCTGCATCATTCGATGCCGATGCCGTACTTCCTAAAGATGCAGCATAGTCTTGTTGCACCCCTACAGCTTTTGTAAATGTCTTTTGCCCTGTCAGTGCTGCAATAAACATTCCTACATAGGTTAATGCCTTTGATATTAAGTTAATCAACGTAACTAATGCAGGAGCTATCGCTGTAAGAATCGGACTAAACGCCGTTGCAAAACTGTTTTTTAATCGTGTCAGTGCCGACATCAAAGATGATAGTGCTGCATTTGTGCGATTGGAATACTGTGCTAGATTCTGCATACCGCTTGCTACCGCAGCATTGACTTTACCAATCATTCCAAACACGGTCGAATATAAGATACTCATACCAACCATTCGACCAATCGAAAAACGTGCATTATCAGCACTTTGTGATGTATTAAGGAAGCTTGTTACAAGACTTCCAATTCTCTTTCCAACACTAAGAGCGGATGAACCAACTTTTTTTAATACATTTCCAAGCTTGCTAATACCACTTGATAAAAGTGTTGCAAGTATTCTTGTTTTGCTTAATTTTCCGTTTGTTTCCGCTACTTTGCTTCCGATATTGGTGTAAGATGAACCAAGTTTTCCATTTGTTCCAACAAGGCTTCTTTCTTTTGCATCAGTCTTAGATATTTCCTTATTTAATGCATTTAAGGCTTTCTCGCTTTCTTCTGATGCTGTCTTTGCGTAGTTCCCTGTAATCGGTGCGGTACGTACTTTTTCTGTTGGTTGTGCGGTTGTTGTTCCGCTGTCTAGCTGTTTTTTCTTCGCTAGTAATTCGTCATATTGTCTGCCGAGCTTTTCCGCAGCACTCTCCAATGCTAAAAATGCATGGGAAGAAGTTGCATTCTGATTTCTTGCAAAGATTTCTTGCTGTGCTGTTGCTACCTGTTCAAATTGTGTATCAAGACGTTGCAAGGAATCTTCAAGAATCTGATATGCTGTTGTCTTGATATTTGAATTGCTGATTTCATCCTGCAATTGTGTTGTTTGTCCTAAATTGGTGTTTAAGGATTCAACACTCGTTTCTGTACCTGTGATTTCTGCATTTAATTTTTGTAATGCTTTTGCACTCTCTTCGCTTGCAAGACCTGTTCCACCAGTAAGCTTTGCACTTTTAGGTAGACCACTGTCTGTACTCGCTGTCGGTGCTTCTAACTGCTTTTTCTTTGCAAGAAGTTCTTCGTATTGCTGATCTAGTTTAGCCGCTGCACTTTCCATTGCTTGAAACGCAGAAGAAGAAGTCACACTTTGATTTCTGTTAAATACATCCATCTGTGCTTTTTCCAACTCTGCAAGCTTCTGTCCTGTGGTTTCTATTGCTTTATCTAACGTATCAAGTGCAGTCGTCTTAATGTCGATGTTATCAAGCTTCTTTTCTGCCTGTGCGGTCTTTTCCAGTTCCTTAGCCACGGTCTTTGCTTTTTCTTCGACAACATCCATACTTTTTGTATCTGGTGCTTTTATACCGCCACTCATGGCTTTTTCCATTGATTTTCCAATGGTTTTTACTTGATTGGATAAACGTTTTAAAAGGGATGCGATTTCTTTCACGCTTGCTTTTGCTTCGGTTGTATCAATTTCTGTTTTGATATAAATACTTCCATCCGCTTTTTGTGTAGCCATTTAATCACGCCCCTTTCCCATTCAGTAAATCGTTCAAACGTTTCTGTTCGTCTAATTCCTCTTCGGAATATTTAACATCTAGGTCAATAAGCGTTTTATTTTCTTTGTAGAACTCTCTTTCCCAGTCTTCCAGTTTCTTTCTTTTAGCTTTCTTCATGCGAACACTAAGAATCTGCGAAAACAAAGACTCTCCAATTTCCATGTAAGCTCCTAAAAAAGTCCACCAATGTAAATACTGCATAGCTCGTATTTCTTTTCCAAGTACACGGTTAACAGATGGGATGATAACTGGTGCATCATGTTCCCAATCCATCACATGAGATTGTTTCTTCCCATCATCTTTGATACCCATGTCAATAAATTCGATGGCTTTTTCAATAGCTTCTTCATAGTCTTGTGGTGGCATATTTCCAAAATCAACGTATAAAATGGTAAGGCAAACAATCCACTTTTCATCGTTCTCAAAGTCTGGGTCATTGAATGTTTTTAAAATGTCCAGAACTGCACGAAAATCTGTGCGTATTTCATAATCTATGCCACCAACTACTATGGATGTAGGAAGTTCCCAAACTTCCATTATTTGTGATATTTAGACGTTGCCCTTTTAATTTTCGCCTGTTTCTTCTTAATTCTCTGCTCTGTTACCTGCTCAATAATATCTGCGATCTCCACGATGATGTTCTCGACGAAGAAATCTCCGCTTTCTGTAAGAGTTAGCGGATTGCAAATAGCAAATACAGACTTAGAAGCTTTAGAGTTAAGCAAGTAATCAATCTGCCCCTCTAATTTGTCAGACAGTTCTAAGATATCCTGCTCTGTAGCATCCTCTGGAAGTTCCATCTTTTCCAAATTAGCAACAACTTCTTCGTATCTTCTTACGATATTTAAATCAACTGGGTTGAATGGGAATTTTCCGATTTCCTCATCATCTTCATTCGTTAAAATTACATTTAATGCCCCAGTTTTGACTTTTCGTCTAAGTTCTTCCATATCTTGCACTCCTTGTTATGATAAAACTGCTTTGTTGTTGTCTTTTAAGTCCTTTGTAGCACTTTCTGAAAATGTTCCTGATGTTACGTTGTAAGTACCTTTTCTGCGGTTCCCTGCGTAGTTAACTGTAAATGGAATCTGGTAACCACTTGTGTCTCCACCGTAGGATGTTGGAACAATATAACAATCTTCTGCGTATGCTTCATAAGCTCCGCTTGATGCTTCTTTCCATAGGTGTACTTCTACTGCGGTAGTTTTCAGATTATCGTCTTTGTAACGATTATCAATGATCTCCTGCAACTTCTGGCTTAATGTGCTGTCAGCTTCGGCATAGTAAGGGTCGGCTTCTGAAGAAACCTCATATCCGTTGTGTTTGAATGTAGATTCTCCGATAATATTTTTACTTGTTTCTGTATCGGGATTAAGTTCGACATTGTACTCTTCTAAGTCTTTTCCAAGACGTTCATAGGATGGTGTTTTACCACCGCACAAAGAGCCTGCATCTAAGAAATGAGCCATATACTTACGGTCAATTTTACCTGTTGTAACTGCCATTATGATTCTCCTTTATCTTTTCAAGGTCAGTGATCTACATCATGTCGTAGACCAGTTAATAGTTAATTTATCTATCAAAGTCGTTTTGATATCGGGCAGAAATATTGATAGCCCAATTCTCAGACTTGTTTTCGTTTATACTGTCCAAATATGCAGGTGTTTGTCTGTCAATCGTCAAAAACTTTCGATTGCCTGTCAACACTGGATATTCTTCTAGTTTATATGTGTTGTTTTTAATTGTGATTGTTTGCTTTTCCAACCATTTACCAAGGTTATCCAACCACTCTTTCGTGTCTGCCTTACGTTTTGCATTAGCACCGCTTATACGGTAGATCACACAAAATGGATACAGGCAAACCTGTGTGACGTGACCAGTGATACTCTCTTTTTCTGATTCAATCACTGCACCGCTTACTGGGAACATTGCTTTTCCGCTTGCATCATCTAATGTAGAAAATGCAATTTCGTCTCCCTCTCTTAATTCTGGGAATTGATTTACCAGTTCTTGCAATGCTGTTGTGATCACGTCAAAACCATCAATGTCGTACTTGACTGGTTTCTTTTCTTCTGCCATCAACTTCCTCCTGCCTGCTTCTTAACATGAGTAACCCATGCTTTGCCGTGATTCTTCTTTGCTGTTTCAAACCATTTTGGAGTTGCTTTTGGATTGGAATAGGACAGGTCTTCTTTTGCATTGGTATGTCCTGCAAATTCAGTGACTAATACTTTCTTAGCACCTTTTCTCGCCCATGGAGAACCTGTTAGTTCGTCAACCATACCTTTACCATAGTACAAGAAACGTCCCATCGGTCCAGTACCTGCACAAACAAGTCCTGTTCCTGCTAAAGAAGCACTTCTCGCCCTTGTAGTATTAATAAATGTACCTGTTTCGTGTGGCATATATGGGACCATATCAGTCATAACTTGACTATCTAACCAATATTGAGCACTTTGTATTTGTTCATCGAATCTCGCCAGACTGATATTAGCTCTCAAGTTCTGTGTATTCACATTAACATTTCCTAATTTCTTCTTAGCCATATAACCACCTACTTAGCCATTACTTCAAAATGCTGGATTATGTCGTAAAAGGCACTTCCAGTTATTGCAAAGACATAATCATACTTAAGTTTCATTTCTTCATAGAATCCGTCAATATAATCATCCTCTGCAATCGGTTCTTCGTTCTCCCATTCGCCAACGATAAAGAAATCAAAACTATTCGCCTTAGAACTAAATGTAAGTGCTTCTGACAGCTTATCATTCGTCTGTTTACACCATTCTTTAGGTGGTAGCCATAATTTACTACCTACCATCTTTTGACCGCTTTTTAGGCTATACTGCACGTTTAATACAGCATTGTCCTGTGAGTCAGAACCGTACTTTGCAACGATGCTTGCTTTATCCATGTTTAGGTTCGTATTATGCAAAATAGAGGGATACCATGTATCTCCTAATTTACTTTCATACCTATTAAAAAGTGTGATTGTATCGTTATACATCGTATCCCCCTGTCTATAATGCCCCTACTTTTTTAAAAGCTTTGAAAATCTTTTTAGACTGTAAAGCAAACCAGTCAATCATTTCTTCATTTTTTGCCCAACAATCTACGTTGCAAGACTGCCCATCTAAACCACTTTCATATAAGAAAGCGTGCATAATCTCATGCCTAAGCACACTTTTTTGAACCGATTCAATGTTATCCACAGAATCAACACTTTTTTCAAAAATTGCAACGACTATTGTTTTATTTGAATAATCGCAATAACCAGACAATTCTTGTAGTTTTTCATCTTCATTCTCATGTCTGAATCTGATTTTATATGTAGTTCCTAAAACATTTACTTTACAATCTTTCATAAATACTCCGTTGGGTACATTCCCATATACAGTAGACTTACTCCGTTGGCATCTGTGACACCCGATAAGTAGTCTCTTATTGTGTCAGAGTATAACTGCTTTTGTGCTTCCTTATCCGCTAGACACTTATCTATCAATGTAGCCGTACCTGCGTTACTGGAAGTTACATAGCTTATACTCTCGTTTCCTGCACTCTTAGATGCTACCTGCTTGCTCATCACTGTCCCATCTTCTAATGTGATATAACCCTGTGATGCTTCAACTCTCGTTTCTGCCTGTTCAATCTTATATGTGATTGATAGAAGTTCGCAAACACATCTTTTAACTGCTTCTGCATCATCTTCATCTTTTGGAAAAGCAATCTTAAGTTTCTTCACATTGTCAACACCAGTCGTGGCATTATCTATCTTCTTGCAAGAATCCCAGACCAGACGATTAAAGTCTGCTTCTGGGATTGCTTTCTCTCCAAAAAGGGTTTTGTAATATTCATAGTCAATGTACGCCATGATATCACACTCCTTTTTATCCGTTGGATTTAATAACACCCATACGGATATTCTTCTGATTAAATGCTAAAGACCAGTTTCCTTTAGTTCCTAACTCTGCATTTGTAGGAGACTCTTTTGCAATCTTGTTAGCATTAATAGAAAATCCGTTAGGATGTAATACATAACCCTGTTTGGTATACAGCTTTTCAATACCGGCAGATTTTTCTGGGTCATAGTCTGTATAATAAGGATTTTCATAGTTTGTCTTATCACACGTCAATACTGAACCAGTACCAAGCATATAAGTTTTGTATACTGGGTTTGTTCCTGTTGTATCAACTGTAAATCTGTCTGTTACCAGTGGGATAAGTCCACCGATTGTAGGGAGATTTACTTCTCTTTCTACTGCGTTAGCAATAGTGTATTTGTTGTAATCAACAAGTCCCATTGCTTTGTATTTTGCGTAGATGTAAGAGTTTAATACAAGTAACCCCATCTTGTCAGCGGAATCTCCTAAAGCTTTCTGCTGTGCAAAGATAAGTGTTGTATCATCAATTTTGTTTGCGTCTCCTACAGTACCCTCGCCAGTTAAAGATAAGTCTGTAATATGGTTTTCCATACCAGACAGGCTTAAAACTGCATCAACTGTAGTCATTAAGTCACGTGTTCTTACCTGCTTATAGAATCTTGCAACAGAGTTTGCAACATGTGTCATAGGGTCTGCACCTGTTAACTCTTTTGTAAAGTCTTTTGATTTCCAAGCTTTCATTCTCTGGATTAACATGCAAGTCTGTTTCTTTCCTGTGATTTCAACAGGTGTATTGTCTGTTTCTCCATCGTTGTTTAAAGCCTGTGAGTCCTGTTCATCAATCGGTGTATAGAAAGGAATTGTTGCAACGTTTCCTTTCTCTCCGATTAAGTCCATGATTGTATTGTCCTGTGCTAATACACCAGATGCAATAATCGCATCGTTCCATGTTGCATTTTCGCTCATGTATCGTGAAAAAACTTCTGGATCAAAAGCGAATCCGCCAAAAGTTCCTGTTCTTGGCATAAAAAAAGTCCTTTCTACCCAAAATAAGAATAGATAAGGACTTATCTTTGTCCCATCTACCTACAACTATTAAGGGATTTTAGGTTAGCGGCTCACTTCCAAATTGTGAGTCGGTATGGTTTCTATTTGTCGTTTGCTAAAGAGTTGTAGAGGTCTGGGTCTTCTGCCTTTAACGCAATCTGAGCATCTAAAGACATTTCATTTAACTTCTGAACTCCTTTTTTTCGTTCTCCGCTGTTAAATTTTGTCGTAAAACTTGGAATATTATTTTTAGGTTCTTTTTTTTCTTCAACAAAGATGCCCTCGTTTACTTTCCCATCTGTTGTATAAAGTTCATTAAAAACATCTTCTGCATTTTTCCCGTTTTCTTCTTCCAGTTTTTCAAGCATCCCCTTGCGGATAGCTTCTTCTGCAAATGTATTTACAAATTTTTTGCCAGATAAGAAATCGTTTACTTTCTCTTTGAGTTCTACCTGCTTAGAAAGTTTATCCATAGCTTTATCTTTGTCTGCAATCTCTGTTTTTAGTGTAGAAATCTGTTCTTTAAGACCGTTTACGTCTTCTTTTTCTAACTCTGAAAGTTTTGACTGTACATCTTCTACAGATGTTTTGTACTCATCTCTTTCTGTTGTTATCCTGTTACATTTTTCTACCTGTTTATTGTAGTCAGCTACAGTCTTGTAATTTTCAGACATCTTCTTTTTCAGATCTGCCTTTTTCTCTTCTGGGATTTCAATTCCTAATTCTGCTAAAATCTGTTCGTAATTCTGCATATATATCCTCCTACATTGTTTGTATACCGCTATGTCTGCGGTAATGGATTAAGACTTATATACCTAAGTCAAGGTAAAAGAAATGTGGGGACTTGAACCCCACTCGAGCCTCGAACTCTTTTCCTGTTGTCTTGCAACCAAAAACGCTAAAAAAACTCTGTACTTACAGGGAGGCTGTAGCAAATCTGCATAGTTCCTACATATTTATTGTAAACCCTAAAATATGCCGTTTCAATACCCTCTTTTTTTACATTTCCGCAAGTTTCTTTATCTGTCGCTGTATCTCTTTTCTCTCGTCCATAAAGTCAGAATCAATAACCATAGAAGAAAGCATATCATACACTTCCACCATCAATCTACCGACCGATTCCATAAGCTTATCGCGGTGTCCTTGATCTCCGCTTTCTTTGTATGCCATTTTAGCACTTAAGTAGTTGTCATACAATGCATCTATATTTTTATCATACTTGCCATTGCTGTACTTCTTAATAAGATTCTCTCCTGCATCCATGACGGTTTCCGCTATGTCTCCATGCTCCATCTTTTCCAGATTGCATAATGTTGTTGTAATCTTATACATTGCATCAAGATTAGATGTTGTGAGCTGTTTTAATGCTGAGTTTTTTTCTCTTTCTAGCTGTTCTTCCAGAACATGTTTGATTTCACTCATAATTTGACCCCCTTAAGCTTCTTTTTGTATTTCTCATGAATGCAGTCCTGTGTCTCTGTAATATACACCATGTCGTATCCTACAGAGATTAGATCAGTAACCATCTTTTCAACCGTTTCTAGCTCTTTAGATACGTCTTTTACCAGACATTCTACAAATAGTGCATCCGATACGTTTCCGTTCGTTCTAAGTTGCTGTGCGTACTTCTCATAGGCTTCTTTTGTCTCTTTCTCCCAGTTGTGATACTCTATAAAGCCATCCTCTACGGCTTTCTGCTTTGTAGATTTTCCGATACTTAGTCTACTGGCTGTATACCAAGAGTCGGGAATCACTTTTATAGTACCGCTAAAAGAATCTTTTAAAAGCTTACCGTGATGATCTACAAAATACCTGCATACTTCACGTCTCTCCAAGCTTTCTGTAAGAAACTGGTATTCATGTAATCTTTTGTAGCCTTTCAAACCTAAGAAGTTGAAATAGTCTGCCATTTGACCGTGTATCATCATAGCCGCTACATATCTTTTGTTGATCTCGTCAAAGATATCTTCTGTTTTTGTTACTTCAAGATTGTTTGTAAATTCAATCATGATCGCACCTCCTTAAGAGATACGCTTTATAATAATATTCGCATCTTTTACTATTGCCGCTGTTGTTCCTACATTTCCGATGCTTACGATTAAGCTACCGCAAGATGGTACAGTTACAACCGTTGTTGCTCCCACGTTCTGAAATGTGTTCGCTGTAACTACTGTATAGTCCATTTCTGTTCCACCAATAGCTTCTCCGTTAAGCTCTACAGCAAGTGCCGTTGCTCCTGCTGCATTAGCGGATACATTTCCGTTAAATTCTACCTCTACAGTCATAGGACAGTTTGATCTATTCGTTAACGTAAACAGACCAGACCCCTCTACATGATTCAGCCACCCATAATTACAAGTACAACGTCTGCTACTATATCGTGTATTCGCAAATAGTACGTTTGCACCACTGTTTACATCCTGCTGTGCTACATTTACCGCATTTAACATAATTTTCCCTCCTAAACAAAAATAGGATGCCGAACCCGACACCCTATCGTCAATATATTGCTAGTCTACTTAGTAGATATGGATTCTTCCAACAAGCTTGATTTATTTACACATTTACACTTCCGCAGTTGCAACCACCGTATGCATACCCATTATAGGATACATAAGGACTTGCTGTAATGTATGCAGGTGTTGGGAATGGTCTAACAGCATCCACAATGTTCTTAGTCTGTGATACCTGCGAAATCTGGAAGTTAGATAACTGTAAGTCTCTATCTCTGTCCGCAAGTTTATCTCTAAGATTCTGGATTGTGTTGTCCTGCATCAACTGGCGTGTAGCCTGTCCGTCTGCGAGGATTGTTTCCTTAATATCACAGCAACACTGTGCCATCTGTGCCTGCATATTCTGGGCCATTAAAGCCGCATCATAGCGGTTCTGTAACACTTCTTTCTGTGTTTCACAGCAACAAGCCTGCTGTTGTGCCTGCATCTGCTGTAATCCTAACTGTGTTGTGTATCTGCTTTCTAATACGTCTCTCTGTGTCTGACAAGCTGTATTAGATACGTTCTGGTTTGTATTGAAAATATCTCTCTTAACAAACTCATCGGATAAGAAAGCATTTTCGCCTGCGGTCGTTGCGGTATCGTTATTTCTTCCCCATCCGTTACCACAGAAAAGGAAAGCAATTAAGATAATCCAAATCCACCAACCACCGTTGCCGAAGCCGTTATCATATCCGTCATTTTTTGTCACTGCTGCTACATCTGCCGCAGTGAGTCCCATTGCTTCATTCATTGTTGTTGTCCTCCATAAATTTATTTACCAAGCTGTGCACCGCTTAATATCTATTTGTTCACTTTGTCCACAATATCCTGTGGATTCATGCCCTGCTGTTGGCATAGGCTATTAAACACTTCTTGTGGGTTCTTTCCCTTGCACATTTCCATTGCCTGCTTGATCGCAGGGTTTGTCTGTGCCATGCTCTCAACCATAGACTGCGGATTGTTAGACCCTCTTACCATGCCCATTACCTGCTGTACCATTTGCATAGGGTTGTTGTTTCCTATCATACCGCCTATCATGTTCATTAAAGGATTACTCATTGCTTAACTCTCCTTTCTCTGGTTGCTCTCCTAGCTTTGCTAGAAGTTCTTCAAACTCTGTTCTTGTAACATATCTATTATCATAGTTTACATTTTGTTTTTGGGCGTTCTGCGTGGCTTCTGGCGGTATCTCCTCGAATCTAAATACCTTAAAAGTTGCACTGCCCATTCCATCTACACTCTTTACATAAAAGAAAGGTGCGTTGTTATCCATCATCCATGCTGTAGCCCCTGGCTGTACGATCTGGTTCTTTGCTCCCTCTATGCCTGCAACTTGTATCCAATTAACATTCTGTGTTGGAACTTGTGTCTCTGGCATTGGTTTATTGTACTGCTGTTGCATTTGCTGTAACTGATTTAGCCTATCCTGCAACTGCATTGTATCCTGCTGATACATTGGTGCATAAGGATTATAGTTATATCCGTTCACTCTTCCACCTCCCTTTTATGTGTAAATTATCGCATTAAAAAAGAGACTCTAACAGGTCGTTAAAGTCTCATAAAAGTATCATATTAAATTAAAAAATTAGCACCATGATAGGGGTCATGGTGCTTGAAAATAAGGATAAGATTGAGGAACACCAATTGATGAAAAAAGGTGTCATGATGAAAAATGAAAAATTCAAAACCAACAAAGTCTTTACTTTGAGGAAATTTAAAAATTTCTTATGCCCACAACAGTGAGCAAATGGAAGCAACAGGACTCGAACCTGTGACAGGTCGGTTATGAGCCGACTACTCTGACCAACTGAGTTATACTTCCACGGACTCCGTTAGGAATCCACCGTACTATATACCTAACAAAACAATAAAGAAAGGATTAAAGTATTATAACATGAAAAAGTATCTCCGAAACAAACCACTCTCATTTAAAACTAAAAAGAAAATCTTATAATGATTTATTCAACAACTTATTACTTGTTACATTTATATTGTATCATGGATTTTTGCCTTTTCAATACCCTCTTTTTTACGCCTTTTCGTAAGTCTTTTCAAAGATTTCTTTCTTACATGGGTAGATTTCCCCGTCCACACCAGTGATAAGCATATCATCTTTTCCAAGTAACATATCTCCCTCTAATGTTGGAATGATATAGCGATCATCATCATATCTTTTGATAATATATCCATTGTATTCAAGTTCTATTGGTTTACTATGTACATTTTTTATAAATTCTTCATATGTAACTGCTTCAATCACAACTGGTTTCTTTACATATTTAGCCATTATGTTTCTCCTTAACATACTCTAATAATCTTGTTATTAACTCTCCTGCTGATTCTCTTTGCTGTAGACAGACTTACGTTCATAAGCTCTGCACATTTCTCTAGTGGTATATTCTTTGCCCGATACTCGAACAATGTTCTTTCAACATCTGTGAAGTTGCAATACGTACGGAACATATTTAGTTCGGGTACGGTAAAATCATATACTTTCAAAAGCAAACACCTCACTGTTTGTCGTGTGTTGTCAACGCATTTATCAGATCGTCTCTGGTTTTTTTTAGACCCTCAATGTTATTTCCTGTGATCTTGTTCTCAATCAAATTAAACATGCTTTTCATGACTAGGTTCATATCATCACGTTGATTATTAATAGCACTGTAGTCACTATTTAGCTTTTGTTTAATTTCTTTAATATCTGTCTCTATATGATCTATTCGATGTTTCAAATCGTCCGTAGGCTTCTTGTAATGCTTATAGGCAGTATATAAGACTCCTATCGCACTACCAATTGTTATAATCCACCCACAGGCTACCATAATTTTGTTTATAGTATCCATTATTTACCTCGTGCATTGTTGTATCGTGTCGCTGCACCTCGTGCTGATGATGCTTGACTCCTGTTCCAGTCTGCCGTGTTTAGTCGTTCGCTCTGCTTCTTAAGATTGTTCTCTTCGCAGTAATCATTGTAGGCTTTGTTCTGCTTCTGCAATAGTGCCGCCTTTTTCTGATACTCTATGTCAAGATCGTGCTTTAAGGCTTCGTCCTTTGCATTATCCACAGCCGTTTTCATGCCGATTAACTGTCGTTTCGTCTTTCTGATACGTCTTTCAAGCTCTCTCTGTCGTTTCCGTTTTTCATATTCTTTGCGATTCTCTTCGCTGTCGTAGTCCTCAAACGGATTGTTTATTCCATCCCCCGGACCGTGGGAGTGTCGACAGTTTGCCCCATGGATTCCCTGCACATTTCCCATACCGCAGACCGAAAAAGGCGGAAATCTTTGGTCATTACCGCTTTTGCTGTAAAACTTGCCTTGCCACCAGAAGTGATTGGTCAAGTTGTCTCCACCGTCTCCAATTCTTGCTCCTAAATGTGCAGACGTGAGAATTATATCCCAGTTCATCTCGTCCATACGTGCGTCTGTAATATCTGCTGCCATCTGGCTTACACCAGTACGGACTGCTCTTGCCGTAGCTGTCTCTATGCTGTCTCTGCGTCCACTTGGATAAGTTACGTCTGCCCCTTTGTCTATAATGTTATTAACAGCTTCTTTAACCGCTTGTGTGTACCCTGTCGTACCGCTTGCAGTCTGTGTATATGCTTTATCCACTGCCTTAATGTAATTATCATGACAGGCGTTCGGCATCGTGCCAGTAAAGTTATACATCTCTCCCTTGGTCTTTTCATAATTCCTTTTCAACAGTCTCTGTAGATAAGGACTTTCCCCGAGTGGTGTTGGTTCAAGACCTGCTTTCTTGTAGATTGTATCATCCCATTCAAGAGCCTTGATTCCTGCTTCTTTCATAGTGCGTGCGATCTCTGCAATACTTATCTTTGTCGTTTGTGCTATCTCTGCCTGTACCGCTTGCAAGATATACCCTGCATCCTGCAATACATCCATCTGCCACTTGTCAATAGGAGTAAAAAGGTAATCTTCCCCACGTCCTAGCCTTATCATCATTCGTTCGATAATGACGGATACAATCTTATTATGCAGTTCTTCTGCCTGCTTCTCTGCTTTCTCTGGCACATACCATAAGTAATCTGGCGTTAGCATAATCCACCGCCTATTCTTCGGGGTCTTTTACCATTAGTGCCGCATCTAGCATCTTCCCAACTACTGCCGCATCCGCAGGCTTGCCCTCTTGCGATAATGTTTTGTCTGTTTCTGTACTGCCTGTAACTCCTTTTTCGCAGATGTTGTACAACAGCTTTTCTTGTTTTGTAAATGGTTCGGGCAGTTTTACATCTTCGCCATTAAGGTATTCAAGGTATTTTTCAATCCTGTACTTTCCCATGCTTTCACTCCTCTCCGCTTGCACCGAATAAGTCTGGCTCTTTCGGTTGTGCTTCTTCTTCAAGTGCTTTTGCTTCTTCTTCACTGAATCCCTCAAATTTAACTAGATAGTACCAGAATGGAATCTTGTTGGAAGTAACATAGCTGTACCATCTCGCTCTATCTTCATCTTCGTTATATGTAATGTCTCCAAAGTCATACACGGTTTCATACGGTCCGCTTGGTGCTAATTTGTACAGATCAGCAAATATATTAAGTGCTGCAATCAGATCATCCATGCAGGCTTGTAATTTGTCTCTTACGTCCTTAACAAATTGTATCGTCCTCTGTTGCTCTGCTTCAACTCCTGTCGCTGTCTGGATGCCTGTTGTTTCGTTAAACACAAAGTATCCGTTAGAGAATCCGCATTTATAGCCGATCTGGCTTAACAATGCATTGATTCCTGTCAATCGTGTATCCGTGTTGAGACTTGGGTTTACCTCTTGATAGAATCCTTTAATGTCTGAGCTATTTACATTCTTGACGTACTCTGGCAGTCTTAACCGCTTCTTGCTTCTCTCAAATCCATCCTGTGTATTATTTACCCTTGTACCAGTCTCTAATAGCTTGTCGGAGTCTAGTAACAACATTCTTCGGCTATCGAATATCTCTGTTGCGTTCCTGCTGTATGCAGTGTCTAAGTCTTTAAGTTCTTCTATCGCATCGTAAAAAATCGGCAGTCCTAAACTGCAATGTAGATCAACGTTGTTCGCCTGCGGTGTCCTTAAGACTGCATACAGGCGTTGTCCGTTCAGATTTGCAAGTCCTACATCTTCTAGTTCTCCACGCCAAGGTGTCTCGTCTATGTCAATCGGCTTTCCTGTATCGTTTGCATCTTTAGAAGCATAGCAACGATTTGTAATCTGATACACGTCCTCGATGTACCTATGATACTCTAGCTTTGTGTAATACGTCTTGCCATCACTTGAGATTTCACGATGTACAAATACAATCCCTTGAATCTCTCCATTGCTTTCGTCTGTTACTATAAAATTCTCTGGTGTAATCAAGTCCACACTTGCACCGTTAGGTTTTAATACAACTGTACCGTATGCGCAGCCATATTCTACATGGTGCCGTACCTGCTCTAATTCCTTTTCAATCTGCTCCTGCAACCAATCCGCTCTTGCACTGCCATCTATCTCTATGCCTATCGCAAGTGTAGCAAGGCGTGCTGTCTCACTACACACTGCTTTTGCAAAATTGATAGTCTTTATATGCTCGTCCTTGTCTAACCAGTACGGACTGCCTTTATAGATGTATGCACACTTTTCAATCACTCTCTGCATCTCTGGACTGGTCACAGTGTCTATCTTAAATTCTTCTCTTGCCCTTTGTCTAAAAAGGGCACTTAATATCTCTTTCATTCTGCTTATTATACCCATCTATTCCACCGTCACAAGCTCGACATTTTTTATATTTGTTTTTATGTCTGCTTGCATTAGATCACTGTTTACGTTTATCTCTACAATCCCATGATGCCATGCTATCTCTGTAATATCACTTACATGTAACAGCACACTTCCGATTTTTACACATCTTGCGTCTTTTAGATTTATCATTTATTTATCTCCTTATGCACTCTCTCCACGTCTCATGCTCATTGGACTTGTCGCATACCTTAATGCATCTATCCAATGGTCGTTGCCGTCTGGATACTCTGCTTTTATGTCTCCGTTGTCGTCCACCTCGTGTTCATACTCGATTATCTCTTTATAGAGCCGTGGAGTCCTTGCAGGGTCCATTACAATTGTCCTACACTGTAGCCACTCAAAAGAATATTTGCGACTCCCCGGATAGACGTTTGTTTTATTTGCAACAAGTCCTGCGTCTCTAAAGTCTAAAATGCTTTCAATCTCATCTGCTCCGCAGGAGATAGTATAATCGTTGTATCCCCTGTCTGTTATCAATTTAGCCATAGCGGCGTTTCTTATCTTCTGACCGCCTAATTCGTCTATACACAAGATTTTTTGTGATGCAGGCATGTATGCACATCGTACAAATGCTTTCGGGTCTGGGTAATAGCCCCAGTCCTGCCCTTGGTATACTCTCTCCTGCCTTGCTATCTCCTCATCCGTGATCGTGCGGATTTCTAATAGTTCAAATATATTTGTACCAAGTCCTACAGGGATTCCCAGATACTCATGCTTGTATGCTCGTTCATTTGTTGCTTTTAGGTATTCGGCATCCATTATAAACCGCTGCCCTAACCAGGCAGCAGGCACGCTTCTGTAGTCGCTCATGTGCCTATAGCTGTCTTCTCTCGCTTCTGCTACATACTTGTTAGCCCAGTTATTTACAGAGATTGGCGGATTAAACGTTTTGAACACAACAAATTTAGAACCACCACGCAAAACAGACTGTTGTACCGTTCTAATTTCTTCGATGCCTGCGAACTCGTCCAACTCTTCAAACCACAGGTATTTTATATATCCTTTGGAAGTTTTCACGGACTTTGTCTTTTTTGCTTTGTCTAGTCCTCTATACAGTATCTTTTGCCCTGTCGGCTTGTAGACATGCTGTAAAGGGGACAGAGAAGAATCCCACAGATCACTAACGCCTAATGCATCTATAGCCCATTGTATCTGTTCATACACGCTGTCCCTTAGCGTGTTTCCGACTTTTCTAAAAATAGCTGCATTTGTAAATTCTCCACACTCTGCATCCTGCATCATTCCAAGCACGGTTTCAGTTCCGACAAACGAGGACTTACAAGAACCACGACCACCGTACAAATCATAATAGGTATGCTTGCCGTCTTGAATGTCCCAATGTACCTTATAAAAAGATGGAGCAATCACATCTGTTAGATTAACCATGTAACCGCTCCTTTACTCTCTAGGGATGTTGTTCACGATCGTAATTCCCTCTGTTTTACTCTCTTCCTGTTTCTTGTCTGCATCCCAGTCTTTAAAATTATTTCTCAGTGCAAATTGTGCGCCGTTTGAGCTGTCCTTATGAAACAAACTTTCTTCCATTTGTTCTTCAACTCTGCTCTTCGCACGCGTGATGGTGTCGTAAAACTTATCACTGTCTTTTTTATGTTTTTGATAATACAGTAGATCACTTCTGCCACTGAATCCCAACGCAAGTGCTAATCCTGTTATCGTAGGATGCTTTCTGTCAAGGATGATTGGATACCCTTGTTTGTTGTACTGCTGTTCCCCATTAATGACTAATGGTTTTCCCTCGCAGCTTTCAAAGTATTCATCTATCTTTTTCTGCATTTCTTTTACACTTTTATATTTAGGCGGTCTACCACCTGCTCCCATTGTCTCACGTCCTTTCGTTTGTATATATTTTTGTTGTCGGTCCTGCTGTCTTGTAATCATCACATACAGTCAAATATCTGTCTCTTATCAATCTCTTGCCGTTATCCTTAGTGCAGTACATATTCCCTCTGGCATATAGTGTATTCTTGCATCCTGCACAGCATATACTTCTATCTTCCATCCTGCACCTCGTTCTTGTATCTGCCACATACGCACATATGACTACACTTTATATTTACAAGTACCACTTCCGTCTTATCCTCTGGGATAGCTCTTCTCTTTGTCTCTGTCACGATCTCGCAATGTACGCAATCGTTACAGCAATTCTTTAGTTTGTTATTAATCAAAAAAGACACCTCCCGACTATGGTTATTATCTAATATAATTATACCATAGCGGGAAGTGCCTTTGTTTACACTCTTTTTATTAATGCCTTTGTAGTACAAGATTGTACATGCTGTCAACATCTCCTGCTTCTTCGTCTACTCCTGCAACGTAAGAAACATGCCCCTTGCTTCCTCGGATTTCAAAGTATGCTTCATGCAGTCCGATAATTTTCTTTTCTGCTTCTTCTTTTGTAATTTCGCTGTCTGTTTTCAAAGACACGTCATACCAGAAGTTCATTTCTCTTGCGATTGCCGCTAATACTAATTTTTTATTTTTTAATTTTTAATTCTTTCATTTTCAACACTCCTTTTCTTTTTGCTGATCTCCTTTAACTGTCTTTATTATACATAATATTTATGTATAAGTCAACACTTTTCAGATAAAATATTTTATCTTTTCATCGTCTGTTATTTCTATATCAATTACATCATCTACATTTTTTCTAAGCATGCAGCAAATAGCATTAAGACTTTTCATATTTATTGGTTCTCCTCGCTTTATCTTTGCAAGTGTTCCCTCGCTTAAATACTTGTTTTTTCTTATTATATAAGAAGTATACCCTTTTTTCTTCAATTCTTCCTGTACATCTAATTTGTATTTTATCATCGTTTTTTCCTCCTTTTACATCATTATATCATACTCATAATTTTACATCAAGAATTTTATACATAAATTTTATGTACTTTTCTATTGACACATACATAGATTTTATGTATAATAAAAGTAAGTTAAGAGAACAAAGCAATCAGAAAAGGAGATAATAAGATGAAAGAAGCAATCAAAAAATTGGAATCAAAAGGATACTACATTGACAATCAGTTTGACGGATGGTTCGGAACTTTTCCAGACAGATTTGAACTTCACAAAGGAGATGAAATCGTTATGGATAATTTATCAGAATCACAAGTTATTAGTTTAGCAGAGATTTTATAAGTCTCTGCTAGACAACTTAGGAGGTGTTATCATGAAATATTTTACAGCCAAAAACTTACAGGAACTCAGAAAAGAATACAAAAAATTAATGGTAGCCAACCACCCAGACAACGGCGGAGACGTTGTTACATGTCAAGAGATTACAGCCGAATACAAGAAACTGTTTGACATGTTCAAAGCAGGGCAAACACCAGAAGAAGAAAAGAAAAATACATTTGATTACAAGGCAGACGAAGCCTTAAGAAATGTAATTAATAATATAGTTTCTTTCGACGGTGTCAATATCGAAGTGGTAGGTTCTTGGATATGGGTAGACGGTAATACATTCCCGTACAAAGAAGAACTAAAGAAGTTAGGCTTTAAGTGGTCTAAAAATCGCAAGAAATGGCATTTCTCAACAGAACCATCTGGAAAGTGGCATAAAAAGAAAATGTCTTTCGAGGACATCCAAAGAAAATATGGAAGCGAAAAAGTAAAGACTTCCAATGTTTCAAGAATTGCATAGTAAAAGAGATCTGGAAGAACTCAAAAGCTCCCAGATCTCTTTTTTATTATTATCTCGTAATCATATCCCATTATACCCAAAAAATCCTTTAAATCACTTAAGGATACTTTTTTATTATTAAATTTGTTGTTTAGCTGCTGCGGTGTTGACAATCCTAAGAGCTGTGACGCTTCTGTCATTGTCATGCCGTTCCTTTTTAGTAGTTCTTTGTAGATTTCTTTTAATTGCTTGTTGTCCTTGTAAGTAAAGTTTATATTGTATTCCATCAACCACACCTCTTTTCTGTTTTTAAATCATTATAATTTAAAATATATCATATGTCAAACGAAAAAAGTTTATTTTTATCATTGACATTTAAACTAAAATCATTTATACTATAGTTAAAGATAAACGAAAAGCATTTAAAAAGGAGAAAAGAAGATGAAAGAATTAAGAAAAGAAATTGAAAAGTTAGTCGAAAATGAGGACTTCGTTTCCTACGAAGAATTTATTTACGAACTGGAAGAAGAAAAAGAAGAAGTTAAAAAATATCTCGAATGGAGAGCAAACGGTGGGAAGATGAACACTGAAACACTTCCAGACGGATATGTAGAAGCTTGTAAAAAGATTTTAGAAAGAATTTAGGAGGTTGAAAATCATGGATTATTACAGAGGTAGAAAAATCGACAAAAAATTTAAAGAAGAGGTTGCTAAAAATTCAGCAATCCGAGGTTATAAAAATGCGGTAAAAATTTTCATTTACCGTCAAGATTTAGAAGCTTCTTTACTTTGTGATGAACTAGCTGATAATCTTTCTAAGCTTGGTTTTAGCTTGGAAGAAATCGAAGCTTTAGAACTCGAAGCCTATGACGAAAGAGAAAAAGAGCTAGAAAAATTCGATAAGGAACACCATAACTGGGAGCAACTTATCAATGCATAACATACGCCACCCACCCCGGAGGTTACGAGGGTAGAAAGTTGGGAAATATGACTAAGAACGCAGAAAAGAACGCAAGAGCTATACTGAGTAAATCATCAACAGAACAGCTTATAAAAGAATTTGACATGACCGAAGCTATACCAATTAGTCTTGAATGGTCCGTGGTTGGATTATGGATGAACTGAAAAAGAGAAATCCAGAAGCTTTTGATAAGTGGTTGGATTTAGACTATCCAGATAATGAATCATTAAAAGAATTGTATTTGAACGCATAGAATAAGCCGTAGGAATAACCTGCGGCTATTTTTTTATATCACGTCAAAAGGCACTGACGGACATTCTAAGACATTTATATAACTTAGTGCGTGTTCTTTATCCTTGCACTGGATATAAGGGATATATGAGCCGTTCACGTATTCGTCTATCCACTTTTGGAACTGATCACGATTCATGTCCCTACTCCTCTCTGATGCTTTTCAGATTTTCTTTTAACATCTGTACACACTCATTGAATCCGTCACGTTTACCGCATAGATACATGTTGTAACCTCTGTAATCGTCCATAGGCGGTATTAATGTACATAGGGTATATAAGTCTTGCTTATTCATTTTAAACTCCTTTAAATCCTGCAATTATCGCACAAAATATAGTGAATAACACACATACATAAGATGATAACATTGCACATTTTAAAAGATTCCTTGCATTTTTATCTTTTTTAAATTCATACAATTTACTATTTACCAGACAAATACCAAAAATTCCTAAATATATAACCGTTGCCGCTGCACATAATACCATTGCTGTTTCTGCAATACCATACATTACTATAAATAATATATTGCTCACTTTTTAGCCATCCTTTCGTACATTTCGCAAGTACACGTCAGTTTATTTACCTGTTGGCACTTCTCTAAATACATCTTATCTATGTCTTTTATTGCCTGCGGTATTAGTCCTATATCTTTGTACTCTATAAGCTCTTTTAATGCTTTCACTATAATGCGGTCCAATGGTGTTACAATATTAGCTTCATAAGCTTCTAGTGCGTTTCTGACATCATCAATATCTAATCGTGTTTCTTTTTCTTGCTGATACATCACATTTGCTCCTTTCCGTATAGTTTGTCGTATTTCTCGCAAATATTATCATATTCAGTCGCCATAAGGTCAATTTTTTCGTGTCTTTTTTTCATCCCATTAATTTCATCGGGTGTTAATTCTGTTTCTTTGTACTGTATAAGCTCTTCAAATGCCATCACTGTTATTTTGTCCAATGGTGTTTCTACAATAGCTTTACGGGCACTTAGTGCGTTTCTGATAACATCAAGATTTAGATTCTCTGGTTCTTCAATCTCTTCCATTCTTTCAAACATCTCATACATCGTAACACCCAATGCTCCTGCTATAGTCATAAGATTAATGTGTTTTGGTTCTTTTTCCCCAAGTTCATATGCTTTAATATCAGTGACTGTATAACCGCATCTTTCAGCAAGTTCTTTTTGTGTCATTCCTTGTGCTTCTCTGGTTTTCTTTATTGCTTTAGCTGTACTAATCATTTTCTTCCCCTCCTGTTTCTGTTTAAAGCATTCCGTTTCATAAATTTTTCTTTTGATAACGACTTATAATAAGGATTTTTCCTTTTGATAACGTTCTTTTCTTCCTCGTTTTTGGCTTGGAACTCTTTGTAACCATCACATCTTGTGTGGCAATCCCAACTCCTACCGGTTGCTTCTGTGCATCCCATACAAGCACATTTCATATAATCACTCCTTGATAACGCATTAAAACTTGATCTCGATTCCTGTTTCATTTTTAATCATGGATTGTAGGCCCTGTACACTGACAAGGCCCTTTTCATAACATTCTTTTAGTTCGTTCATTTTATCAATCCATTTCCCAAGTCTGGCACCACCAAATCCAAATTGATCGTGTAGTGCCATCGTGCCCAATAAAAGAAATGCTGTGTAACTGCTATGTATTAATTTATCTGCATCCCTGCGATTCTTAACCCTACGTTGTTGTGCAGGTAACTGTCTGTTGTTGAAGAAATTGCTTCCCATTATAACACCGCCTTTTCTTGTCTGATAAAATATATATCTTGCTTGTGTTTCCAACAATTCAACATCAATTTGAGTTCTTCCATTGCTTCTTTCTCTGTTTCATAATATGCAATAGCAACTTTCTCTTGATCGAATGCCATAACGCAATATAAACCGTATTTTTCCTGCTTCTTTATTATTTCTTTTTTAATAAACATACAATCTACATACTCAACATTTATAACCATTCGTTGACTTTGTGTAAGTACCAACATTTATAACGCTCCTTTATAATTCGATAACCCTTTGTCCTCTGTCGTACTGACTGAGTATTTTTTCCAGTGTCTCTCCTGCTTTTGCTCTTGTTGTACATTTTTTAATAGTATATAGATGATCTAGTGTTTCTCCTATAACTTCGTATCCATCAAATACTTTTTTGACATAGATTCTAATAACCTGTTGTGTATTTATAGCCATTGTCTCACTAATTCTTATTAACATGTAAGTCCTCACTTTCTCCCCAGTCTAATTTATTCCCACACTCACAAACTTCTGTCCATTCTGCTACATAGCTTTTGCATTTAGGACATCTGTATAACGCCACGTCTTTTCCTTTAAGGCTTTTGTGCCGTTCTCTTATCGGCAGACTGTGTAATATCTCTCCCATGTGTTTATAATCTTCTAACGTCATTGTGATCGTATCTCTTGCTTTAGCGGACTGGCAGAAACCACTGCCCACCAGTCCTAAGATAATGCCGATGATAACAAGTAAGATTTTTAATATCATTCTTCCATCTCCACTTCTTTATAGATATTCACTACGGTATCACTGACAACATTATCTTTTGTTAATTCAACCTTATATCCTTTATCTGTAATGTTTTTCACAAACTCTTTAAGTGGTAATACATCTTTCATTGCATCTGGATAATATATTTTTGTTGCTTTTTTTAAAACTTTTACCTGCTCCGTTCTCTTTCCAACAAGTTCGCATACATTTTGCGACTCTTTATCTGTATTTTTTTCATCAATTCTGCTTACATAATCTTTCAGTTTTTCGTCAACTATTTCAGAAAAAACCATTTCTTTTTCACAGTCATTACAAAATTCACATGAATCACAGATATTTCCGTTGCAGTAATCTTCTAACGTATCTATCATCTGTTCTCTTGTCATTTTTTCTCCACCATCTTTCTATAGCTTTCCTCTACCTCTTTACAAGTAGCTCTTCCATAACTAATTTTTCTCGCTATGCACGGTTGTTGCCCTTTAAAAATGCAAATAGGGCACACTCTTTTACGGCAATAATTTTCTAATTCTTTTTCCTGCATTTCTCTTTTTAGTTTGTTGGTATTTAAATTTAATCTCATTGTTGCAATAATAGAACCTGTTTTTGTATCAGTCACGCTCATCATTGCTTCTTCGCAAGATTGATAAGAAACTTTCGTATCCAACACTCCAACATCTAGTTCATTTGCCGTAATCATCTTTTCTATGCTTTCTAAAAAGTCGTGTGCTACCTGCTGTGTTATTGTCATAGTCGTTCTCCTTTACCCTTTTCAATCTCCCATTTACCGTAGTAACCTTTTGTCATTTCTTTTAGTTGTGTCAGTGCCATGATGAAATTTTCAAGTTCGTAGGTATCCGTAAAATTTATTATCACTTCACTGCCTGTTTCTTCTTCCATGGTAACTGGTCCACCAACAGTTCTCCTAAAATTTAATGTTACGTGCAAACTATTGTGTTTTTCTGTTCTCATGCTTGTTCTGATACAGTTCACATTTTTATCAGATCGATTTGAATATATTTTCATTCTCCCACCTCTAAATCTTTCGCAAGCTTGAATCCTGTTCTTCCAACATTTCTAAGATTTTCTTTGATAAGTGTATTGCTTGGTGTCCTGTTTCTCTCATACCAGTTCCAGTCGCTATCCTCTCTCATTTTTATTTTCATTTCATATCTCTTTTTGTAATTGATTTCGCTTTTTGCCATTTCAAGGCAAGCGATCATGTAATCTATCTGTTTTATAACGTCCATATTCTTTTTCCTTTACCACATAAGTTGTCCATTTTCTGCTACCTTAAACTCTCTTTGCCCTGCAACATTCTTATCTTCTATCCACCACAGGAATACTTCTTCTCCAGATTCCCACTGTGTAGGAAGATTCTTTGCTTTTCTTACTTCTAACATCCTGTCAAATGCTTTGATATAATTTAGCTTGAATGTTGGAAAGTCGTAAAATTCCTTTAATCTTCCTTTTCTGCCTGCCATTGGGCAACCGATGCATCCAACTCTTTTATATCCACATTGATACAGTTCATTAGTGCATATATGTTCTTGATCTATGTAATTCCATATATCTTTCTCTTTCCAGTCAACAATAGGATTTACGGTCATTTTTGCTTTCTGCATGCACAATTCCGTGATTCTTCTTTTGGAATCATTATCATTGCTAAGCATTACTGTATTGAATTTTTCTGCTGTCTTTTTACTACTTCCGATTCTTTCGAACTCATCCCACATATTTTTTCGTTTTGTGCTTTCGTCCCATCTAACACCTGTTGCAATATATCTTCCATTGGCATTGTTTTCCTTAAGTTCTTGACAACAATATCTTACTAACCGTGTAGGTGGCATAAGTTTCTTAGGAATGAGATTCCACATTGTGATTCTGGTTCCGTCTGGCTTCCTTGGATAGTTAATACTACACTTTATCCCCCCCTCTTCCAATTTCTTGAAATTGTCACGGACGTGCCACACTGTTTGTGGTGCATCCGCTGTGGTGTGACTGTGCTGTACTTCAAAAGGAACTCCAGAACGTTTGAATAGCTCTAATAATACATCTGAATCCTTGCCACCACTGTATGTACAGATAAGTGGTTGTTTGTAATACTCAAGACTCATTTCTGATGCTGTTTTGATTCTTTCTATTGCTTTTTGTTCTAAGTCCATTGATACTCCTTTACTTCATCATGCTTCTGTATGGCTCAAAGAAATCTTCTTTTCTTAACTCCATTTCACATTTAAGACAAATAAATTTGCTTTGTATTTTCATGTCAGAATTTATTTGAATATACTCTCTCCCAATATCTTCATTGAATAGCAAACTATTACAATATTTGCATCTTGCTACTGGCATTATTCTCTCCTTTCAATCGGCACGATCTTGCCTTTCTCATACCTGCAATATCTACCATCTTTGCTAATGTACGGAGACATAAACCCTGTACTTGTTCTGCCTGCTCCATCTTTAAAATACCAATAAACAATTCTTGTTGAGTTGTCATAAGATAAATTGTTGTTAATATCAATTAATACTGCACTCTGCTGTGTATCGCTTTCATCCTTGTATGTAGTACTTTTTTTCTCCTCGCAACCTACTAACATACAACTCATTATTGCCATTGTAATTACGATAAAATGTATTTTTTTCATAAGTTTTACCCCACATCCTTTTTATTCATCTTCTATAATTCTTGCCGGTGTGCTGCTTTTCTCGAAATCTTCACACTCGTAATCATCAACGACTACTTCTCCAAACTCACAGAGTAAATCTTTTTTCTCATATTCCTCTAACTTCTTTTTTGCTTCTTCTAAGCTGTCTGCTTCAATAGTTCCCTCGATGTGTCCATATCTTAAATGCCCAACAATATAATCTAATTCTTTTTCAAATTTAAATTTCATTTCTTTCTCCTTTACTGTCCATTCTCTCCGCTGCTAAAAATAGCTGCTAAAAATAGCTGCTAAAAATAGCTGCGGAAATCATGACTTATACAATAGCGAGTTGTATTGTAACTTATGCGTTGCTAGGATTCTTTTATTTAGTTGTGTGTGGTATACAAAAATCCTGTGCAACAAGCCTTTTCTGGCTTGAGTCTCTGCCTAATAAAAAATGAAAAATGGAAGAATCTGAAAATACAAAAAAAACATTATTTACAGTTACTTAGGCAGAGAATCAAACCAGAAAAGTATTATTTAGTTTTTATTTCCAATAAACCGCACTGGATGTAACATGAATACCTCTAGGTTTCTTTTTGTTACGTTGCTGTTCTGCTTCAATTTCTTTTCTTACTTCATTCCCAAATTTTTCTGTCCAAAATGTAATCAAATACTCTGGAATCTTAAACATTTGTGAGCAAGATTTTGACGTATTGTTTTTTGTCAGTCTTGTCTTTACTACCATTTTTATGTATTCACGAGAATATGGGGCGTTTTCTTCTTTGTCTTCATCTAAGTTCTGTTTTTTCCATTTAAAGAGGGTGGATGAACCAATACCGTATTCTTTCGCAACGCTCTTTACCTCATGTCTTGCGTTACTTTCTGCAACAACTTTTCTTTTAAATTCTTTTGTGAATTTCTTATACCCCATCTTCTTCCACCACCTTTCTGTAGATTGCTACATTCCTGCCTGTCAAACTGTCATGACGTTTACCGCATACCTCAATACGTCCGTCCTGCACTAACTCCGTTAGCCGTGGTTGTACCTGCTGCCTTGTCGGTTCTAAGACTTTTTTATGCTTATACAACACCGTTGCGATCTCTCGTGCTGTCATTGCTCCATATTCGAGCTGTTCTAAAATCAAGATATGTATTGCTTCTTTGTTGACCTTTTTGTGTGATTCTCTTCTGGTCTGCTTAGTAATAGAAAAACTTCGTAAAGCTATCTCATTACTAAAAAAACTCATTTGATACATTTTTTTCATCACTCCTTACTCTAGTTGTTTCTGCATTAACTGCATCTCTAAATTATCAAAGTCATAATCTCTCTCGCACTCTAAGACACTTGCAGGATTCCGCTGCGGCTTCGGTTCTGGTGGTTTCTCGTAGTTCTCGTCAAGGTAATCCACGTATCCCGAATTAAAGAACGTCGAGCCGTTCTGTGGTTTTCTCCACGAAGCATCTTTTTCTAATCCATCAAGATACCGTTTCAATGCCCTTTGTATGTGTTCCTCTCCTATCTGGTACAACACTTTTTTCTTGGCATCGGATACCTGCCCTTTACCACGTTTATTCGGGTACTGTTTCCAGAGTCTTTCAAAGCATTCATTGATTGCTTTTTTGTTTGACTTTTCGCAATTTTCTTTTGATTTCTCGCAAGTTTCCTTTACTTTTTCCTCTGTTTGTTCCATTTTTCGTTCCACTGGTTGTTCCATTTTTGTTCCATTTTCAACAATCGTGTTTTCCTCGGTAGTTGTTTCTGCAACTTGTCCACAATCTATGTACTTCTGATACTCATTTACTGTGTATATCGTGTATTTATTTGTGCTTTTTGTGGATATGTATCCAGTGTCCTTTAATTTCTTAAGTGCTGTTCGGACCTGCGATTCTGTTAAGCCTGTCTCTGCACTGATTCTTGCTACTGATGAAACAAATTGTCCTGCCTTTATCTCTCTTCCGCAGTATCTTATATTTTGTGTATTTGTATGTAACAGGCAATGAGTAAATAATCTAAACACATTTGTGTTTTCATACCATTCCCAATCTGTATTTATGTTTATTTGCATCATTGCCCTCCTGCTTAGTATTTATCTCCGTCTTCGTAGATTGTTATCTCGATTCTTGGATTCTTTTTGTCAACCTTTATCCAGTTAATGATACCTGCTACCTGTTTCTGACCATCATTCGGAAACACTCCTGCTTCTACCAAGCTATCTAATATGTACTTAATAGCCGAAAAGACATTGTCTGGATCACGTCTTTTATCCTTTTCATACCACTTGATTTCTAAAATCACTGGAAACTTTATCCGCTTCTTTTTTAGCCATTGTGGAATGTATGCCTTGCAAATTTTTTGATTGTTTTTTTTGCATCTGGCACCTTTGTAGGGATTGGTCCTGTTTGCATAAATAAAAGTGTTAAGTCCATCAAGTCTTCCTTGAATTGTGTATGTTACAGCCATGACTTTCCAAACTCCTTTCTGAACTCTTCCCTGCTACCGATATGCTCTTCATAATATATTTGAGCCATCGTCTTAAGCTTTGTATCTATGTCTCCATTTTTTCTGTTAAAATGTACACCGTTCGGATGAAAGTCTGGTCTTAGTGGTACGACAAATCCATATTTTTCGCTTTTCTTCCTATTAGAACCACCGAAAATATGATGTCTTTCCACTATGTAAGAACCTGTGTAAATGCAACAGTCCATATTTTCTGTAAATACACTAGTTAGCTTTTTCAAGTTTTACTTTCCACCTTTCTTCCATTTCTTTTATCTCCTGCGGTGTTGCTGTCTCAATTCCAAGCTCTTTTGCTTCTGCAACAGTTCCTTTTATCAGTTCAGACATTTCCTTTGTGTCGTAGGTATGGCTCCCACGCATTACCAGATTGATTCTGAACAACTTACCTGCCTTATTGGTAGTTGTCTGTGTAGTCGGTTGTAAGTGGCAAAATTCAAGGTCGTACACTTCTATATCGTTATCCAACGGAAGTGATACAAGAGAACTGTTTATGATCTCATGCTGTCCGTACTCTGCTATGAGTTTGTTCTTTATATATACCTTGCTGTTGTCCGTTACTTCTGCAATCTTCCCAACAAGTACATGAAAGTATGCATTGGCATCTAAAGACCTGCCCTCACGATATTGAACAACCTTAAGCCGACATTCTTTATCTTTCAGTCGGTCATATTCCCCTCGTATGTCTTTTTCACATACAAGGGAAATAACCTGCTTACCGCTTTCAAAATCAATGGATATATCATGGATTCTTGCTTTAGTTTCCATCTAATCAGCTCCAAATCTTTCTTACATTAGCCTTATCTTTATTAGAGACTATATATTGATATTCTCCCTCAGTAATTTCTGAAATGGATTCATGATGATAAGATGCAAGAATCTTGTTAACATTAAATGCCATTTCATCACACAAGCTTAAAAGTGTATCTTGTTTGATTTTTGAAATCTTCATACCTCTGATTGCTTCTGTGTTGTTATCATCTGTCTGCTTGTCCGCTCTTGCTTTGCGTTCTTTTTGATTTTCGTCCGTATCAGCATCTTTTGTATCATCCAGTAAGAAGATTCCATTTAAGGCATACTTGCGTGCATAAGATGATGCTGTACCTGTTATTTGAGAATCATCCATTCCCTTTTTATTAAGTGCTTCTCTTGCGAGTGCTGTTGCTTCTACGCTTGCTTCTGTTTCAATGTCCTGCACCTTTACTGTTGCTTTTACATAGACACGATCGCCAACCGCTATTACATCGTCCGTTATGTACATTGCAAGTTTTTGTTCTTCCAGAAGTGGTTTCACAGCTTCTAGGATTCCCTCTGCGTTGCGGTACATATACCCACCGAATGAGTTTCTTAGATTTTTTGGTGCTTTCAATGTTGTCTGAATCCTCATCATCTTTTCATGTATTGTCATGGTTATCTCCCCTCTGGTTCATATTCTCCGTTATATGGAATTACGTTTCCCTGTTCGTCACACTCTTTCACACTGCATACATCCTCAAAACGAGCTTCTTTTAGTTCCTCTAATTCCTTTTTGAATTTTGGATTTCCTGTAAACACATCCCACATATACTCTAATAGCCATGTTTTATCTTCTTCGTTGTTTCTTGCCTGCTTCCAGATATATTCTGTTGCATCTTCTTCTGGGATTACTGTCCCATATTCGTTTGTGTATCCTGCTACAATCATTCCTGCTCACTCCCTGCTTCTCTTAGAATCTCTTCTACATCAAATTCCTTTTCCTGTTGTTCTTGTGTTTCTTCTTCCTCATTTCCTGCGATCGAGCGTAACAGCTCTCCTACACTTGTTATACACGCAATATTTTCCAGTGCCGTTGTAAAACTAGGATGTTCCTGCATTCTTTCATCACTACATTGATTCATACTGTCACTTAACTCTTCTTTGTTAGCTTCCCATTCTTCTCTGCCTGCGAAAAGTTTTGTAATCATTCTGCTATAGAAGTCTGTCATTGCTGTTGCGATATTTCTATCTGCTTCTTTGTTTTCTTCTTTTGTAAACATCGGGTCGTTAGTTGATTTAATTGCATCAACGATAATATTTTTAACCGCATCTTTAAACTCTTTTTTTGTAATAATCATTGTCACATTCTCCTTTTCCTGCTATACTATTGTTATGCATTTTTTGTTAAGCACTTTAGACCTGCACGTCTGGGTGCTTTTTTTCATTTCCATCCATCACGCTCTTGTGCGATTAATGCCAGTCCTGCGGCTACACAAGTACCCATAAACCAGAATGGCATTAAATCTAATCCGCAGACTAACAGTCCACACCCCATCATGAATGCTCCCATTTTCATTTAGAATCCTCCTCTCTGCATTGCTTGGTTCTCATTTGCTAGTTTCCTTAATCTCCATTTTTCAAACAACTCAGTGTCAAAGAAGATTGGAGAATTTTTCTTAGCACCTTTTTGTGCAAAGTCTTGTCCACGTTCCCGATAAGCTTCATCCAGAAACGACCTCGGGAACCCCATTTTCACAAGCTCTCCCATCTTCATAACTGGTTTCGGGTACTCCATGTTTACCTCACTTTCTCCGCTTCTTCCTGCGGTAGTATCCTCTTTTCTTCATTCCTGCCTGTCTGAACGCCACTTTCTTGTATTTGCCGTTCTTCTTAGCTTTAATTCTTTGTCCCATTCTCTAAGTCTCCATCAATGTCGGTGTGATAGTTGTTAACTCCGCTTCTGTCCTGCTGAACGTATTCATATGAGTTGAACACATATATCCACACTGTATTTGTCGCTACCAATGCAATGAATGTAATTAACCAGATTGCAAACCATCTTTTTGCTGTCCGTTTACTTTGCTCAATTACCTCTGTTGCAAAGTATTCTTCTAAGTCTTTCCATTGCTTTGTCTTATCTTCCATTCCGCACCTCTTTCTTGCGGTGTTAAAAAAATTGTGTTATAATTTCCTTACCGCTAAGCTATGGTTAGTGGTTACATTCGCCCTGTGGGTAGTTCCAGTACCGCATGGGGCATTTTTATTTCTTTCGTGCTTCACTTCTCTTTTTACTTCTGTAGTTGTCGATTAATACAGCTGTGATTTCAAGTGCAATTACTCCTACAGCTCCTACAAATATTCCTAATTGAAATGGTGGTATATACATTTCTGTACTCCTTTCTGTGCTATAATTTATTTAGGAGGTGTACTATGTCTAAAAATCCTTTAGCACATCTTGATAAACCAGATGAAGAAACCATTGATAAAATGAAATCTTCCGACTATTCCAAAAATCAAAAGATTCAAGATGCTATTAATTCATCCATTTCCGCTGACAGCAAAAGGAAATATCAGCAGAAATTTAATTGGTTTTCTAAACATTGGTTAGAGTTGCTATCTGTCTTAATTGCTTTAATAGCTCTTATCGTCAGTCTATTTAAGTAGCAATCTCGCAATCGCAAGTACCAATGCTGTACAAGAAAGCACAAAAGATATTCTTGTAATCAATGGGTACTCTGACCATGCTCTCATTTTTTTATGAGAATATCTTTTCTTCACTACTCATCCCCCTCTCCTATTAATTCATCAACGTTGACATTTAATGCCTTTGCTACATTGCACACCTTTTCAAACGATGGACTAATTTTGTCCCATTTTGAAATACTACCTGTTGCAATTTTTGTATCTTTTTCCAGTTGATTAAGTGAGATTCCTTTTTTCTTGGCAATTTCTTTAACTTTCGTGCCGACTAACATATTTTTACACTCCTTTCTTTCTTTTATTGTTCTGAAAATATCACAAAATAATATTGACTTAGTTCTGAATATATTCTATAATCTAATTACCACAAAAAATTAAAAAACTATTCAAGCAAACTGCCTCGCTATTGTTTTGCGATTTTTTCAGAAGCTATATCTTAATTATATGCGATTTTTTCAGTTTGTCAATAGTTTTTTGCGATTTTTTCAGAACTTTGTGAAAGGAGCAAGCATGGACATGAAAGAACGCATCCGACACCTATGTAAAATCAATCATGTATCTATGAACAGGGTTGAGGGAGACTTGGGTTTTGGAAAAGGCTATTTAAGCAAACTCGGCACTTCTAAACCAAATGCCGAAAAATTGAAAAAAATAGCTGACTATTTTAATGTGTCATTGGATTTTATAATGACTGGAAAGGAGGAAAATGAAGAAAAAAATCAAAGAATAGACATCAAAGACGAACTGGAGAGAATGAGAGATTTACTAAAAAACAGGACTAGACACCCTATCTACTACGATGGGGAAAAACTTGACGATGAATCTCTTGATGCAATATTAGCTCAATATGAAATGTCACTTATATATCTTAAACAGAAAAATAAGTGAAGAAAGGATATGGATGTATGAATCATAATCAAATTAAATCTATTGTATACAATTTGATTAAAAAATACGAAACCAGAAACCCCGTTAGGCTTGCAAAAGAATTAGACATAATCATCCAGATCGGGGACTTAAAAAAAATATCTGGTTGCTATTTAAAGATTCACGAAAGAGATTTTATTTACATAAATGAAAAAATATTAGACAACGAAAAAAAGTATTACGAGGTCTTAGCTCATGAGTTAGGTCATGCGGTCCTGCACAAAGAAGATTTTTATTTCTTCTCATTCGGCAAGAACTGTTATGAGAACTCTATCGAACAAGAAGCACAGACATTTGCTTCTGAACTTTTGATACCAGACGAAGTGATACTTGAACACAAAGATTATACAAAAGAGCAACTTGCAATGCTGACAGGATACACCCCTCAGCTAATTGCATTCAAACAGCTCTAATGTTTTTCTTTTTTTGTTTTATTTTTTTCTTTTTAATTAAATATAAATATTAATTATTATGATACTATATAGGTTATATATAACTATAGTCTTTAGATACTATATATTTATATAAAAGAAAATAAAAAT